ATCATGGGACGAGCTTGTGGAAGTAGCCAGACGCTACATTACCCTTAGAGCCTCCCGTGTGTTTCAAAGTCGCATCATTGGAAGCACAGAACTTCAATCGTTAATTGCGTTGGATGAAATGCAAGCCCGTGCTCGTTTACTGGAGCTAGACTCTCAATCATCTGACAGAACCATCTTTGACAGCGAGGACGTAGCCCGTCGTGTGGGCGTCCACCGCAACCCTAATATCTACTAATGCCCTTAATCAACACCTCGGTAAGTAACCTCATTCAAGGGGTCTCACAGCAGCCAGACGCTATTCGTTTTGCTGGTCAGTGTGAGGAACAGGAGAACGCTTTGCCAAGCATCGTGGACGGTCTCCAAAAACGACCGGGTTGTCAGCACATCGTCACACTACTAGAAACAGCGTCTCTCGACGCGAACTCTAAGATTCACTTCATCGAACGCGACCAAGACGAGAGGTATGTGGTTATTATTAAAAATGTTACCTCCTCAACGAAGTCTATCGCAGCCTTTAACCTCTCTACAGGGGCTCAGGCGACAATCACAGAGCGTTATACCGGGGTGGTTGAGTCGTTTGCTACTGATTACATTGGTAAGAAAGAAATCACCCTTACTCAGAAGTCTCCCGTTACAGTTCTAAGCTCTGAGAGCACCCGGTTGGGTAAACTCAGAATCACCGGAGGTCTAAACAAAGGAACTACCTTATACGACATCCACGACATCGCTACCGACACCGACAAAAAGCGACTTAGGTTTGACGGGGACGTTACACTGTATGGCTCTGGGACTGGCTCCTACCAAAACACAGTTGAATACACTGTAGACAACGCAGATAACGCAGAGCTAATTCTTGAAACGCGTAACTACCTTACTCACGGCGTTGACGACTCGACGCCTACGGTCCCCGTGGACGACCTAAAGCTGTTTACTACTGGTGACTTCACCTACGTCTTGAATACCAAGAAGAAGGTGGCTAAAGACTCCACAACGAGTGCTCCTTTAAGCTCAGAGGCTTTGGTGTTTGTGAAGCAGGGTGACTACGACCGCAAGTATGGGTTGTCTATTACGACCGCTGGTGGGACCGTTTATGAGAACTGGACTTACTCTGGGCCTTCGCAGAGAAGTTATGAGCACGACGACACGGAGTCGATGTATAACACCGCTTTTGAAGCCGAGTCGGATTACATCATACAGAATTTGTTTGAGGGCGTAGCTACGGACGCTGATGGACCTAGAACCGTTGCAGACCCGGTCGGAAGAGGGCGCAACGCTACGAGCGCTGACCGCTACGATAAACCTCTTAACCACGTCATAACTGCCCACGCTATTTCCGACCTCGGCAGCGCTTCTGTATTGGCGGAAAATAATTCCTACCTAGACTACCCTTCTCTGGCCTCAGACACATCGTTCACCGTAAGTCTCAAAGGTAACCAAATTGGCGTTATTACCGGACCTGCTGACTTTAGGATTCAAGTAGACGATTCAATGGCTGGAGAGGGCCTTGGGGTTGCATATAAATCAATTCCTAACCTAGCGGACCTACCCAGCACCGCTATCCACAGGTTTAAGATTGCCGTTCAAGGCGACGTAGATGCAGCGGAAGACGACAGGTATGTTCAGTTCTTGGTTAATGGCCACACCCCGTCCTTGGCAGACGGTTCTGTTGGAGACGGTGGTTGGTTTGAAACCAGCGGAGGCAACGTGAGCGACCGCATCGACTCGAATACAATGCCTTTGATTCTCAAGAGCACAGCCGTAAACGCATTTGAGCTGAATCACATGCCTTTGGATAAGCTGGACGCAGGGGATGAGCTGTCAAACCCCGACCCTTCCTTTATTGGTAATACCATTCAACGGGTGTTCCAGTTCAAGAGTCGTCTAGGCTTCTTGTCTAACTCGTCGGTTTCCATGAGTGAAGTGAAGTTTGGAGGTTACGACAGTGAGTTGGACTTACAACGATACAACTTCTACCGGACTTCAGTTACAACACTGCTGGACGGAGACCCAATCGACGCCACCCTTTCGTCTGACAAGGTGACCAAGCTTAGAGCTGCCATTTCGTTCCAAGACAACTTGATATTGTTCTCCGACTTCAGTCAGTTTGTCCTCCGAGGCGGAGACTTGTTGACACCCAAGACTGTCTCGTTTAACCAGATTACAGAATACGAATACGACAAGTCGGTAGACCCGATTGGTCTTGGTTCGTATATCTACTTCCCGTTTGTGCGAGGCAACTTCATGGGAGTGCGTGAGTTCACTGTAAACGCAAATACCGACAACTTTGACGCAAACGAAATCACAGCTCACGTTCCTCAGTATATCCCAAAGACTAGCGGAGGGGGTCTTGTGGCTCTTTCTGGGTCCAGCGCAGAGAGTCTAATGGCTACTACTGATGGTAACGACGTCTACGTCTACAAATACTTCTTCAAAGGAAACGAGAAAGTTCTAAGCTCTTGGGGTAAGTTCACCGTAAGCGGTGGTGGAATCAGGGGTCTTACGTTCATCGAATCTGAGTTGTATATTGTTCAGTCTATCTCCGACACAAACCAGACGCATCTACTTAAGATAAGCATGGGTAACAAACAGAGAGACCCTGAAGGATACAACACGAACCTAGACAGACGTGTTGTTGTAACTCTCAACGCTACTATAGCTGTTCCAACATTTACTTTACCCTACTTGCTCAAGGACGACGAGGAGTTACAAGTCTACACCAAAGACGGTCTTCTTATTCAAAACCTAGAGACCACACCAAACGGCTCTGAGACTGTTGTTACCTTCAAAAACAACACCGTTAGCGGGGGATTGACTGGCGTCGCTGAGTCGCTCTATGCTGGGGTTAAATACACCATGAAGTATACTTTCTCTAAGTTGTTGTTCAAAGCACAGGCCGGGCAGAACATGACACGCACCGATGGTAAAATGCGAGTGCGTGGAGGAACGCTATTTTTCGAGGACACGGCACACTTTGAAGTCAAAGTCACACCTGACCTAAGAAACACCTCGACTGCGGAGTTCAACGCCTCTATCGTGCAGCATACCATAGAGGGTAATTCTGTTTTAGAGTCGGGACGTTTTCGATTCCCTGTATTCTCAGACCCTGAACAAACTACCATTACCGTTGAAAACTCCTCGGCCATGCCCTCTAACTTCCAAAGTGCAGAGTTTGAGTCATTCATTCATCAACGCTCCAGACGCTATGGCTAGTGTAGTAGAAACAACACCCGAAGGACATACCATTCTCATCGCCACCAAAGAGCACGCTAAAGAGCTTACTGAGGGTATGAGGGAAATGGACAAACTTGAATGCTTTTGCGTTGGCTCAGCGCCATCAAAAGCTGTTGAGTCGTCTATGAACGTTAGCGATATGAGCTTTACCGTTATGACCAAGGATGACAAAGTCATGGCTATGTTCGGAGCAGGAGAGTTCCATGAGCCTTTCATCTGGATGCTAGGGACTAATGAAGTAGAACGATACGCAAAAGACTTTCTAAAGCATTGCAGGAAATGGGTCTGGTCTTTAGCTAGTCATTATGGTTCTGTGTCTAATTGGATACATACGGATAACCTTGTGTGCATCAAATGGCTAAAATGGTGTGGTGCGGAGTTCGGAGAACCCGTAAAAATTAAAGAAGAACTTTTCAGAAAATTCAAAATAACAAAGTAACATGTGTGAACCCTTAACAATGGCAATGATGGGCATTCAGGCCGCGCAAGGAATTGCTTCCATCTCAGCCCAAAAGCAACAGGCAGAAGCGCAAGAAGCCGCTCAAAGTGCCGCCTCTGTTCGCGAAATGCAGCGACAGCAAATGACCATGCGCTCTGAGCGTATGCAGCAGAGTCAGGAAGAAACCTCAATGGCTCAGGAGGCGCTTAAGGCTCAACGCGAATCTGAAGCATCAGTTTCCACTGGGACCGTCGCTGCTGAGTCAGTCAATGTAGCAGGAACATCCGTGGGTCTTGGTCTGCAAGACCTCGAAAGAAGCAATGCAGATTACCAATCCGCTTTGGCTTTACAGGCTCGCTTAAACGACTCATCACGCCGACTTGGGCTTGCTAATTCTGGTGAGCAGTATGTCACTAACATGATTGGAATCAATCAACCCATCGCTCAGCCTGATTACTTAGGAACAATCTTAGGGACCGCAGGGAGTATGATTGGCACTTACCAGCAAGGAGAACTCTATGACATGCAGACAGATAATGCTAATCTCAGTCGCGGAGTCATGAGAGGTCAAGAAAGAGCAGCAGAGAAGGCTTACAGAAATACTCAGCAACAAGTCAACAACTTGGGTAAGCAAAGAACAGCCGCTGGAATTAGAACCGGAACCGCCCAAACCAATAGAGCACTATTCGGAATCCAGCGCAAAAACACATCCCGATAATACACTATGGCAACTAAGAA